GGCCCGGTCCGGATGCGTCCACGGCCATCCGCCAATCCCTCCCAAGCGTTCTGAAGCGGTCCGGTGCCCGAAAGCTCGGCTTCATGCCGAACAGCGAGACGGCCAAGTTGGCCATCGACCTGCGGCGCATCGCGCGCAGCGCGGGTGTGGTCATCGAGGAGATCACAGCGGAGGTAGCTGAGGTCTGCATGAGCTTTGCTGAACAGGTTGAGGCTGGCCAAATCGTGTACGGCGACGACGAAGACATGCTCACGGATCACGTGACCGGAGCTTTCAAAAAATATTCCGGGGAAAAATGGCGTTTCTCCCGTCAGGGTAAGGGCGACTGTCATTTGGCTTATGGTGCGGCTGGCGCAGTCTATTTGGCCCGCACAATGCCGATTACGGCTGGCCCTAAGCGCGGTTTTGTAGTTGTCAACCAGAATTGACATGCCGTACCATTCCGGGTTATGGGTCTCGGGCGATGGTTGAAAGCAACATTCGGCCAGTCAGAGACAGTCAAGTTCGCCGCTGATCCCCTGCCGGGTGATCGGCTATTCATGCGTTTGATGGACGGCGCCGGGACCTTGACGACCGTTTCCCGTGACGAAGCTCTTTCCATTCCTGCGGTTCTGCGCGGTAGGAACATGCTGTGTTCAATCGCCACACTTCCGCTGGTGCAGTACGACGCTCAGATGCGTACGGTGCCTTCGCCGTTCCTCCGTCAGCTTGAAAAGGCCCGGACGAACGGCGTTGTGCTAGCCGAGACCGTAGAGGATTTGCTCTTCACGAAGGTCGCATACTGGCGGATCGTTGAGTCGTACGCCGACGGCTACCCCGCATTCATCGTTCGTGTGGACCCCGGACGGGTCGAGGAGGTCGAAGAAAAAGGAACGGTCGTCCTTCGGATCGACGGCAAGGTGGTGGACTGGCAGTTCATCATCAAGTTCGAGTCGCCGAATCCGGGCATCCTCACGGGTGCTGGGGGTAGGACTATTCGACGTGCGCTATTGCTCGAAAAGATGGCGTCGATGTACGCCGACAATCCTCGGCCACTGGACATCATCACGCCGAAGGCTGAGTGGATCGGTGACCCGGGCACCACCGAGGATGCCGAAGAGACCGTGGAGGCTTGGCGGGAAGCTCGGCGCCAGCGCGGTACGGCGTACCTGCCTGGATGGCTTGACTACAAGGTGGTGCCCACACCCACCCCGGTTGAGCTCCAGCTCATCGAGCAACAGAAACAGGCGTCGCTGGACATCTCCAACCTGGTAGGCATTGATCCGGAAGACCTCGGCATCAGCACCACCAGCCGGACGTACCAGAACGGCGTGGACCGTCGCCAGGATCGGGTTAACGATGTCCTCTCGGCGCTGATGAAGGCCATCACCGAACGTCTGTCCTTTGAAGACGTGACGAAGCATGGCTACACCGTTGAGTTCGACCTGAACGGTTACCTCCGAGCCGACCCGAAGACCCGCGCCGAGGTTCAGCTCATGTACCTGGCGCAGAACGTCATCACGCGGGAAGAGATCCGTATGGAAGAGAAGCGCGGACCTCTCCCCGCAGAGCTTGTGGACCTGCCGACCACACGCCCAGTCATTCAGGCGACTGTGGGTCGACCTGCCCCTGAGATTGAGGCGGCCTGATGGAAATCATGGAGTTCGACGGCCTCACCGCGGCCACGTTCTCAGTCGACCAGGAACGGCGCACCATGCGCGGTGTGGTCGTCCCGTGGAACAAGGTGGGTAGGCACAGCAATGGCCGTAAGTGGCGGTTCGAGCGCGGTTCACTGAAATACGCCGACACCAAGTACGTGCGCTTCAACGACGACCACAACCAGACTCAATGGCTTGGCCGTGCGATGACCGCTGAGAATACCGACGAAGGTCTCGTCATGACCTTCAAGGTCAAGGACGGCCCCGAGGGTGACCGGGCGCTTTCCATGGCGAAGGAACGTCGCAAGACCGGCCTTTCCGTGGAGGTCGAGATCGACACAATCGACACCACAGCGGACCCAGACAACGCCGGGACTCTTCTCGTCAAGATGGCGCACCTTACCGGCGTCGGCTTCGTGAAGGATCCCGCATTCGATGACTCTCGCCTCATCTCCGTGATGGCGAGTCGAGATGGAGGAACCATGCCTTGCGCCTCGTGCGGACAGGTCCACGCCGACGGCGTGAGTGCCTGTACGCCTACCACTCCCCCGGTGCAGACTCCCGCACCTCTCACGTTCTCGGCCGATCAGCTCGCCTGGATGCAGACGAACGGGCTGGGCATCACGCCTACGCCGGCGGCTACCGTCACCCCCGAGCCCCGACCGACTATCGCTCCCACGACTGTCACCACCCAGGTGACCGAGCCGCAGCCCTACCGGTTCGATCGCGAGGGGGATCTTCAGCCCGCCAAGCACGACTTCGGCGTGGACGTGGTTCAGGGGTGGAATCCGGCGTTCAACGACCTGGCCGCCCGGCAGCGTGTCAACGACTTCATCGTTGCGCAGTTCGATGTCGTGGCGTCTGACGTGAACGAGCTGTTCCCGGGCCAGCACCAGGACAAGTACATCGACCAGCGGGACTTCCTTTACCCGGTGTGGTCGGCGGTCAACCGGGGTGCTCCGCCGAACGGGGTCGAGCCCTTTACCTGGGACAAGTACAACTCGTCTTCCGGCCTGGTCGGCGCGCACACCGAAGGCACGGAGCCTTCCTCTGGCGCGTACACCACTGCCAGTCAGACCGTCACCCCCACCGCGATCAGCGGCAAGGCCAAGATCTCGCGCGAGGCGTGGGACGCCGGTGGCCGTCGGGGTCTCAGCCCGAAAATCTGGCGGCAGATGGTCAAGGGCTACTTCGAGGGCGCCGAGGCCAAGGTGGTCGCGGCTCTGGACGCGGTGACTCCGACCGGAATCACGTTCACCACGGGTGGCGGTACCACGGGTCAGACGTTGGCCTCGGAGATGCGCCGGGAACTCGCCAAGCTGCACTTCGTTCGGGGCGGCTTCCGGTTCGACACTGCGTTCTCGCAGATCGATCTGTACCTGGCACTGTCGGGTGCACTCGACTCCAGCGGACGGCCGCTGTATCCGGCGATCGGCCCGACCAACGCTGACGGCACGGTCGCGAACCGCTACCAGTCCATCAACGTCAACGGCGTTCCCTTCATCCCGGCCTGGGCGCTCGCGGCCACCGGTTCTGTCGCGGCGTCCTCGTACCTCATCGACAGCGATGCGGTGGATGGGTGGATCACTCCTCCGCGGCAGCTCAACATGCCGGAGATCGAGGTCGCCAACGTGTACATCGGCATCTGGGGCTACTCGGCTGCGGCGGTCAACGACCTGGCCGGTGTCCGCGAACTGATCTACGACCCGGCCTAATCCGGCCCTTCCCTCGACAACAACTGACCACACACCCGAGAAGGGGACGGAACCATGGCAAGCAACGCGGAACTTCAGGCGGAAGTCGATCGCCTGAACGCCGAGGCCGACGAACTAGCTGCGGAGAACGAGCGACTTACGGCCGAGCTGGAGGAGGTCCGGTCCAACCAGGTCGTTCTGCCGAACACCAACCCGCAGCCAACCGAGCCGAGTTTCAAGCTCACCGAAGGCAACCGGGCCGAGCTCGAGGCCCGGGGGCACACCATCAGCCCGTTCACGGGGGCACGGCTGGTGGGCACTGGCGTGGAGGACGTTCGCGAGGTGGACCAGGAAACCTACGACAAGGTCGCTCGGGAGGCTGCGAAGGCCGAGACCGAGACCCCCAACAAGGGCACTTCGTTCCCGAAGGTCTAACCACCAAATCCTGAAAGGGGGTGATCGTGATGACTGTCAAGCCAATCACCAACGCGTCAGTTCAACTGGTGCTCGGTACCCGATGGGTCATGGACGTGAAGGTCGCTGACGACGACGGATGCGCGGGGGACGTGGCCCCGGTCATCACGGTCACCCTTCCAGACGCCTCCACGACCACACCGACGGTCGAGCGGGTGCGGTACGGGGTATATCGGGGGGTGTACGTCCCCGCGGTCTCTGTGGGCCGATACACGGCGCGTGCGGTGGCCGACGGGTACGGGGTCGCTGACTTCGTGGCCCTGGTGTCCGGGACGACAGCCAATGCGGGAATGCCGACCGTTGACGACGTACGGGATTACGATACAGCGGAATCCCTTAGCTCTTGGACTGATGAACAAATCCAAGGTGCTCTGGACGCTGAGACAATGGACCAGTTCTTGCGGTGCAGGATCCCCGCCGCGTACGGAGCCAATCTCGCCGAAGCGTTGAAACGGCGTGTGGTCGTCAACCTCCAGAAGCGGGGCCATCCCCTCGGCATGGTTCAGGCGCAGGAAGGCTCGTCCAATACGGCTTACCTGGCGACCAGTGACCCGGAGGTTCGCCGCCTGGAGGGCCCGTATCGGAAGGCGGTTTTCGCATGAACTGGCAGGCCAAGCGTGCGGAGATTGCTTCCGTCCTCGACGGCGTGGCGGATATCCAGGGCAAAATTCACCGGCCTAACACTCCGAAGGTTGGCGATGCTTGGCCGCATCTCGGTGGGCTTACTCGCGATGACAACTCACCCGCATTCTTCGTGCAGTGGAATGTTCTTGTGTACGTCCCGCAGAACGAAGCGGCTGCGGGTGAATGGATTGACAACCACCTCGAAGCGCTGATTGACGCGCTGCAACAGGGGCAGGTGGGATATGTCGATTCGGCTGCCCCGGCCAACATCGGAGTCACCGCCCATCAGTACGGGCTTTTAATCACAATGAGAGGTGAGTGATGGTCGCTTTCGCGCGGGCACACGTGATCAAGTACGCCGTCTTCGAGGTGGATGAAGTCGAGTACAACAACCAGGTCACCAAGGTTCGCCTGGTGCCGGACACCCCGATCCAGACCCTCCGCACCATGGACCCGGCTGGAACCGTCACTGACGCCGATTCGGCGGTGTGGACCCTTGAACTGGCTGGCATTCAGGACTTCGGCACTGGGTCGCTGGGCCTTGCACTTCGGACGGCTGCCAATGCGGGCACCGATCTGGATGTGGTTTTCCAGCCTAAGACCGGTACCGGGCAGGACTCGGCGGCCTTCACCATCCGGCCGGTCAACATCCCCTTCGGTGGCGACACCGGCTCATTCCGCACCTTCGACGTGACTGTGCCGGTCATCGGTTCGCCCGTCATCACCCAGTCGTCGTAACCCGGAAGGCACCGCCGTGGCTGCAATCAAGTTCGACTTCAAGGTGGAGATGGACGGGGGTGAAACCTACGTCGTCACTGCCGATCAGCGGGACGTGTCCAAGTTCGAGATGACGGATTTCTTCACGACCCGGAAGCACACGATGTTCCGCTACCTCGCCTGGGCAGCTTCATTCCGTCAGGGCAAGACCAAGCTGTCGTGGGAGAAGTTCAGCACTGAATGCGTTGAGGTCAACGACTCCAAGCCGGAGGGCGAAGCCCTGGACCCTGGCCAGCCGGATCACAGAACCGTGAATTCATTGAAATCATCTGGCGATCCGGCGGCCGGGTAACACTACGCGAACTGCGAGAAGACTACGGGCCGCGTGACCTGTTGACTCTTCTGAACATCATTCACAAAGAGAATGGCAACGATCCCGACGAAGCGGCGGATGGAGGCTCGGAGACATGGCGGTCAGCATTGACCAATTCGCCCGGGAGATAAAAACCTTCCGCGATCGTAAGGTCGTGCTGAAGGCCATGCGGGTAGCCATTCGTAAGCCGTTCCCTTCGGTCCGCGCTGCCATCAAAGCAAACGCCCTGACCACACTGCCAAAGCGGGGCGGGCTTAACGCTTGGGTTGCGGCTATCAAGGTAACCCTGTCCATTAAGTCCTCGTCTCCGCGATCAGCGGGGGTAGTCGTCAAGGGGGGCCGGAACTCCACAGGTGCCCGCTCAGACATCAGGGCAATCGACAGCGGACGCGTACGGGCTCCGTCCTGGGGTCGGCGTGGCCCTGGCCAGTGGCACACCGTCACCGTTCAGCCTGGTTTCTTCACCACCCCGGTAGTTGAGGCGAAGGGCTGGCACGAGGAAATCGACAAAGCTGTTGATGACGCCTTCAATACCATTCGGAGGGGGTGAACATGGCACGTGACGTCGAAGTCAACGTAACCGCCAGCGATAAGACTGATGCCGGACTTACCAGCGCTGAGAACCGGTTCAAGGAAGCCTCCAAGCGCACCCAGGGCGAAGCCGACAAGCTGAGTTTCAATGTCGGCAAGGGCATGGTCTCGATCATCGAGGGTTTCTCCCCCAAGCTAGCCGGGTCAATCACCAGCGCACTCGGCACGGGGGGTTCGGCCGGTGGCGTGGCCCTGGTCGGCGCCGTTGCTGCCAGCGCCCCCCTAATCGGCGCCACCGTATCAGCCGCTGTCATCGGTGGTGCGGGCATCGGTGGTGTGGTCGGGGGTCTCTATGTGGCCTCTAAGGACGCACGTGTTCAGGCTGCGGCAACGATAATCGGCGACCGGGTTCAAGCCAGGTTGGAAAAGGCCGGTGCCTCCTTTGTGCAGCCCGCAATCGATGGCCTTGATGAGATTGGTCGGGCTGTTGACACGATCGATCTGGAAGGCATTTTTGAGGATGCTTCTCGGTATGTGGGCCCCCTAGCCCGAGGTATCGCGTCTGCCATGGAGGACATGGGAGATGGTATTGAGAGCCTGGTGGAGAACGCAGGGCCGGTAATCGACTCCATCGGAGAGGGCATCGCTGAAATTGGTGAGGCGATCGGGGATGGCCTGTCGAGTCTTGCTGACAACGGTGAGGGTGCGGCTGACGCCCTTGAAGTTGTGTTTGGCATCATCACGACCAGCATCGATTCTGTCTTCATGGTAGTTAACGCACTCACTGAGCTGTATGAGATCAACAAAAAGATTGGCGGCGACGTCGGGCTTCGGTTGGTGCTGAAGGCTATGGGCGTGGATCTGGAAGCCGTAGCCGATAACGGTGAGGATGCGGCAGATGCTACTACCAATGCAGCCGGGGGAATTCAAAAGGTCGGTGACGAGGCTAAAAAGACCGAAGATCCGCTAAAAGCTTTTATTAAGAACATGGAAGACAGCGTCGAAGCGGGCCAAAGTCTGTACGATTCTCAGACTAATGTGGCAGCGGCAATTGATAAGGCGCGTGAGGCGGCCGAAGAAAACGGTAAGACCCTCGACGAAAATACGGAAAGTGGTCGAGAAAATAGGGATGCGCTGAGTGATCTTGCGTCTTCTCTTCGAGACAACTACATCAAGTACGTCGAGTTGAATGGCGCAAGCGGGGAAGCCAACGTTATTGCTGAGGAAAATCGTAAAGCATTCCGCAACGCGGCGAAGCAATTCGGTTTAACTGGTGACGAGGCCGAAGCTCTGGCCGACGATATTCTCGGAATTCCGAAGACCGCGGCAACCGATGCAAACTTCAACGATACCCAAGCTACCCGAGACATGCGTGCGTACATCACTATGTTGAGGAACATTCCGGCGTACAAACTAACGGTCTTGGAACTCGCACGAGTCGTAACCGGAAATACAGGCTCAGACTCAGGCTTGGAATCAGCACTTCGCAAGCAAAGCGGCCGGGCTAGTGGGGGGCCGACGGAAGCCGGGGAAACCTACATCGTAGGCGAGAACGGCCCCGAGATCCTTCAAATGGGCAATAGATCCGGCAACGTGATCCCCAATCATGCACTAGCAAATGCGACCGATGGAGACCTTTACCTGACGTTGGATATAGGCGACGGCATCGAACAGAAGTTTCGGGTCAAGATGCGCGACCTGAAGCTCCGGGCCAGTGCAAGGGGGGCGTACTCATGAGTCTCGGGGCGACGTTCGATCCGATCCTGTCTCGTGTGAGGCTGGCAGCCACGGCACTAGACCCTGCTCCTACGGCGCTGTTCGAGCGTTCCAAGAACGGCGTCTACTGGACGACTGTGCGGGGCGGGTCAGCGGTCACCGTGAGCGTGTCGGACACCGCCGGCCTGGACGACTACGAGTTCGTTCCCAACATCGTCAACTACTACCGCGTGACTGCTGGCGCTGACATCTACACGACGACCATCACACCGAGCCAGTCGGGCGTGTGGTTCAAGTCCATCACTCGCCCCTTCCTGAACCGGGCCGTGACGGTGGTGGACCACACCGACATCGAGCGTCCTGCGCGCATGGGGGTGTTCAACGTTATCGGGCGATCGTTCCCCATCGCTGTGACCGGTGTTCGAGGGTCACGACGCTGGACGTACGAGGTCAAGGCCGAGACGGTCAACGACGCGGACGCTTTGGAGCTGGTCTTCGCTTCCGGTGACCCCCTGTACGTCCAGACCGATGAAGCCAACGACATCCCAGGTGGGTACGTCGTCGTAGGTGACATGCGGAGAAGCCGGTTCGGCCATGTATCTCCGCGTCGGTACTTCACTCTTCCCGTGATCGAGGTAGCAGCGCCCGGGGCTGACATCGTCGGCGCGACTTCCACCTGGGAAACGCTGGTGGCTGAGTTCGGTACCTGGGCGAACGTCCTCGCTACCTTCGGCACCTGGGCGGATGTAGTCGAGTACGTCAGCGACCCGTCTGTGGTGGTTGTGCCATGAGGCCGGTTAGCGATGCGTTCCTGCGGGCGCTGCGAGGATCACACACCGCACCGGTAGAGGCGTATGTGGTTGCTCCCGGGCAAACGGGTACCACACCCACGGGCGACCTGGTCACGTTGCTCTCTGGAGACGTTCAGTTGGACGCTAAGGCGTCCATACGGTCCATCCTGGATGTGGCCGTGGATGGTACCGGCGCATTCCCTGACAACGCCTCTGACGCGTTCGCACCGTACGGTAACGAGCTCTTCGTTCGCCGGGGCGTGGGGTTCGGTGGCGGGTCAGTTGAGTGGGTTTCCCTGGGCTACTTCCGCATCGACTCGGTCGAGCAAGACGACGCTGCCAACAATCCGCTGCGTATCGCAGCTAAGGACCGGATGGCGGGGATCGTGGAAGCAAGGTTGCTCGCGCCGATCCAGTTCGCAGCCACCGTGACCTACGGCGACATCATGGAACAGCTCATTGAAGAGGTGTACCCATGGGCGACGATCGAGTGGGACGACGCTACCGACACTGACGCGACCGGGCGCACGCTGATCGCAGAAGAGGACCGGTTCGACTTCCTGGACGACCTCGTCAGATCCCGAGGAAAGATCTGGTACTGGGACTATCGGGGAGTCCTGGTGATCAAGGATGTTCCGGATCCTGGCGACACTGTTGATGAGTTTAACGCAGGTCAGGATGGTGTCCTGATTTCCAGGGGTCGTGAGATGAGCCGCGAGGGTGTCTACAACGCCGTGGTAGCCAGCGGGGAAGCTCTCGACACGACCACACCACCCCGGGCAGTGGCAGTGGATGACAACCCTGACTCTCCGACCTACTGGTCCGGCGACTTCGGCAAGGTGCCTCGGTTCTACGCGTCACCCTTCCTTACGACCGATGCGCAGGCTCAAACGACAGCGGCCGCGTTGCTCACGCAGGAACTGGGGTTGCCCTACACCGTGGAGCTTGGTGTGGTCCCCAACCCGGCCCTGGAGCCCTATGACCCCGTGGTCGTGCGAGATGAGACCGGTAAGTCTGAAACTCACGTTCTGGAAACGCTGACCATCCCCCTCTCGCCTGAGGGCGTTATGAAGGCGTCTACCCGTAAGCAAACCCTCGTGATCATTGGGGAGGCATGATGCGCGCGGATGATCTCGTTCCCCTGGTGATGCAGAAGCCGGCGGCTGGCGTGGGGTTCCGTCAGGGCGTCATCGTCACCTGGGACTCCAACACGGCGGAGAACACGGTCATCGTGGGCGGCCAGCTTATGACTGACCTGCCTATCCTCAACACGTCGGAGGCGGCGATCCTCGCGCCTGGTGATGTCGTGGGGATCCTGACGTTCGGTAGTACGTGGGGAATCCTGGGCCGGTTCACCATCCCGGGTACGGCAGAAGCCGTTAGCTCCCTCTCAAGCTTGCGTACCCAGTCGGCCGACGTTGCGAGTGTTCAGTCGACAACGAGTTCTTCATTCACCGACCTGGCCACCGTTGGTCCTGAGGTCACCATCAACGTCGGTCCCAGTGGCCGAGTCCTTGTGATTTGCTCTGCGGATATTCAGGCCGAGGCCCCTCGCGGTTCCACGCTCAACACAGGTACTGCCTTGATGGGGTACACCATGAGCGGAGCGAATACCTCGGCGGCTCTCGATGGGTACGCCACCAAGACCTCAATTCAGTACGACAACGTCTCGACTTCCTTCATCACGACGCTACGGGTTAACGCGGCGATGAGCCGGGTCACCTTGCGCACTGACCTTAACCCGGGCTCGACGACTTTCACGGCGAAGTACAAGCGGGAGACCGCCGGTACTGCAACCTTCACTAACCGCAATATCACCGTCATGGTCCTGTAGGGGGAACTAATGGCTGACACGACCACACGCTATGGCTTCCCATACCAAGAGGCCGCCGATCCGCCGGACGGGGCGGCGCTGGGCGAAGACCTTGCTGAGGCAGTCGAAACTTCCCTGGGCACCGTCGAAGATGCTCTGGATGCGCGGCTGGACCTCATTGAGGCTCGGATGCCTCGGTTCACACTCAAGACTGGCAGTACGTCACGCAACACGACTACCACTTTGGCCAATGACCCCGACCTGGCGGGCATCGCGTTGGAAGTGGGAACCTACGACATTGAATGCCTGATCTTCTTCACCACTGCGGCGACCACACCCAAGCTCAAAACTCAGTGGGGATTCACCGGAACTTGGAATAGCTCTACTCGGCTCTGCCACGGCCCCGGCAACACCAACGTGGGTACTGCGGATGTAGTCACGCCCAGCACCTTCAGGGGCTACACCACAGATGCGCAAGAAGCGGTGTACGGAGCAGCGGCTTCCGGGGCGTATGCGGCCGTACTCGAAACCGTGCGGGGACTGGTGGTTACTGTGGCCGGAAACCTGTCACTCAAATGGGCTCAGTCAGTGTCCTCGGCCAGCGCCACGGTCATTCAACCCGGATCGGGCTTCAAGGTAATCAAGATCGCATAGTAGGAGGCGCACAATGGACGTCCAGGACTGGCACGACATCGAGTACTTCGACAACCAGCCAGGCAATTCCTACACCTTCTCAATCATCACCGGGAGTCTGTCTGCGGAACAGATTCGGGAAATCGCTGAACTGTCCATCCCCGCCATGAGGCGCAACTTCAACGATTCCAATGAGGTGAAGGTCCGTCAGATCAACCGGCTAACTTTCACTTCAGAGCAGATCTATGTATCCCCCGACGCGGCGGCCTCGCTCAACGAGTAGCCTCGTGCACACTGCCTACGACCCCCAAGATTCGTGCCCCGGGGGTCGTAGGTGTTAGTTGGAAGCTAATAGCTTCGGGTTGATGGTCCAGAATCCTTCGCATCCCACGATCACCGCGTAGGTGTCACCGGCGGGTTGGATGACCAGGTGGCCGTCATCGGTCACCGCCTGCATGTAGTTCGTGACCTGGGTTCCACACTCCGGGCAGGTGTCCGTGAGAGGGATGTCCGTACGGCCTTCGATGGTCACCGCGTGCACGACAGCGGCGCAGTACCCGGCCAGCTCAGGAGTGATGATCATTTCTTGGCCGCCGCAACCCGGCAAGCAGCCCGTCCCTTGGGCGTCCGCTCATGCCCGCAGTTGGTGTGGTCCAGTCGGCCGGTGTCGGTGACCTTGGGAGCGAATTCCTTCTTGACCGGTGTCTTCTTGCGGGGGGTGGGCTTCGGCTTGGCGGGGGTGGTGTCGTGATTCACGACAGTATCGGCGGTGTCGTTCGCGTCAGTAGTCATATGACTACCGTAAGAGACCCCGTGAGCTGGTCTAACCCCCGTTGCGCCATACCTTAAAGAGGACTACCGCTACGCCCCGTCAGGTTCATCGTCCAGGTGGGGACGGTTGGTCTTGATCCACGCCTCGACGTCCTCGCTCAACCACACCTTGCCCATGGCCAGCTCGGCTTGGGGGTCGGGGAAGCCCTTGCGACCGATGATCACGTACGTCCGCTGCTTGGACAGGCGGAGACGCTGACCGATCTCTGCGGCGCCCATGAGGTCGATATCCGGCCGTGGCATAGCCCCGACGCTAGGGTGCAGTGACCTTGTCAGATGGTAAACCGGCAGACGAGTATCCCCAGGGGGTTGACCAACGGTAAAGTGCCCTCATGACGGAACCGATGGGAGCCCCCCGATGAACTGGAAACTGACCCAACAGCCTGGCGCCGATCCAGAGATTGACGAGTGGGACAGCAGCGACCAGGAAGATCTATCCCTTGGCTACTCGCTCATGCGGGCCCTGGCCGATGCGGACCACACCTTGACCGAGGTTGAACCTGGGGTCTGGAAGCAGACGGGTCACTCCGCAGGCAACAGCGGACCGGGCTTCTGATGGCGCGGTGGATCGCCAAGGCCATCGTCCTCGCCCTGTGGTGGGCTGTCCGCACTGTGCTTCAAGAGCTGTTCTGGCGCCCCGGCGACGCTCGGTACTACGAGGATTAGGGTTTCCCCTACCGGTATTTCCATCAGTTATACTGATGGTATTCCGAGGACTAATCCCGCCAGGTGGTGTTCACTCGCTCAGCCAACGTTTCGGCCCGGACGCGGTCGAACCGTGCACGCCACGCCGTTTCATCCTCTCCACGTCGCCGTGGAGGCGCTGATGACACGCCCCGGGGGTGCGGACCCACGTCAATCCGTTTGATGACCTCTGAGACGATCGTGCGGCGCCACACGTTGTCCTTGTCGGCCCACATGGCTCTCAGCTCGTCGCCGGACGTGATCAGCGATCGCTGGTTGGCTTGGCGCAACGTGGACCACTTCGCCTGGTTGTCGTCTAGCCGTGCGGAAATGCGCGCACGTCTGCGGTTGTACTCGGCCTCGACGATCAGGCCATCGTCGTACTCGTCAGCGAGGCGTTTCAAGGTGGCCTTGTCACCAGCGATGGCTTCCCGCAGCTCACGCACCTGCTCGGTATCCACAGAGGTTGGTGTGGCCGCACGGTGAATCTCGGGGGTGTCCAGGACGAAGAACACCTGCTCCATCACGAAGGCTTCGAGGGTGTCCATGACGACCTTCATGCCTCCGCATGCGCCTTCGTGGCCGGTCTTGGTCTTGGAGCACTCGAACGTCGGGGGTGACCCTGCCTTCAGCGATGTGCTGGTCATGCGGTTCCCACACCTGCCGCAGAACACCAGGCCAGCCAGCAAGTACCGGCGCTGGTTGGTCGTAGACCGCTTGCGCTCGGGATCGGTGAGGATGGCTCGAAGGGCTTCCCAGGTGTCCCGATCCACGATCGGCTGCCACGGTGCGGGGTACAGCTCTCCCTCATGTTCCCGCAGGCCAGTGATGGAGGGATTGACCAGCAATCGGGTCAGCGTCTTCTGGGACCACCTGCCGCCGGCCTGAGTTTGACGACCCTTCCGGTTCCAGTCGGAGCAGATGCCGTAGACCGTCTCACCGGCCAGCACGCGGGTAACGGCCTCCTGTACCCACCGCTTGTGTTCTGGGTGGAAGTTGATGGCGACGGTGCGCTCAGCCCCGTTGACTACGGCTGTCACCGCCTGGTGGCCGAATGGTGGTGCTCCCCCATGGAACTGCCCCTGGGTGACCCGCTGACGGGATGCGGCCTTGGTCCGTTCGCTCAGGCGCTCCCACTCCGCTTCAGCCAGCGACGCCTTGATGTTCAGGATGAAGCGGCCGTTGCTCGTCTCGGTGTTGTCGCCCTCGGTCGTGGCGAACGCGATGGAGTGCTTCTTGCGCCACCTCATGAACGGGGCGAACTTCCAGAGCTGCCGGTGCAGACGATCGACGGTCGAGACCAGGATGGCGTCAGCTTCACCGGCCTCACACGCGCGGATCATCCGGCCGTAGTTGGGCGGGTCCTTCTCCTTGGTCGCGGAGGTGTCGTTGTCCTCGTACACCCTCACAACGTCCCAGCCCAGGACGGCTGCTTGTGCCCGGCACGCTTCCTCCTGGCGGTCCACACCAAGGCGACGGCTGGACGGGTCACGGGAGATGCGGGTGTAGATGAATGCCCGGGTCATGCACCCATCGTAAGGGGTAGGGCGCGATATGGACATGCCCGATCGGGCGCGCCCGGAACGCACCCTGCCGGTCGGCAGTAATGTAACGATATGGTAACGGCGTTTCGTACCCTAAGAATCATGTCCCGTAACGTCGTCCATACCAACGACGGGGACGCGGATTCCGGCCGCTGACTTATCTGGTTTGTTGGTACACCGAGGAGCCCTGCGGCAGGGCTTGCCGCTTCCTATGGGAAGCGAAGAAGGAATGGAAACGGTATTCGGCTACCAGCCATTGCGGCTGGAGCTATTCAAGCAACACATCGATGGCACGAAAGCAGCGAGAGACCTTGGGGTGTCGTATGGACACCTCCGCCGCTGCATCACTGGGCGCAATCGACCGTGTGATGTGCTACGGGAAAAGCTTCCCGCATACCTCGGCGTTCCGCTGGAGGAACTGTTCACTCCCGAAGTTCTGGCCAAGCCCTACGTAGTTGGACGAGGTGTCAAGCGATGAGTGCTCGCGACGA